AGCTATGCCGAGCACCTGAAGGGGCTGCAGGCTGCCGTCGAGGAGGAAGAGCGCCTGCGCTGGCGCCTGGTCACGGCGCAGACGGCGGTGGACGTGTGGAGGTCGAGGTCTGCCAACGAGCGTGGCATGGACCGGGGCGCAGCATGAAAGTCACCCTGCCCTGGCCCCCAAAGATCCTTCGCCCCAACGGCACGCGCGCCCATTGGGGCGACATCGCGCGTGCGAAGGCGAGCTACAAGGAGATTTGTTGGGCGCTCGCGAAGCAGTCGCTTCGACCCATTTCTCCTGAAGCTCGCCCGCTGATCAAGCTGACGTTCTTGCCGCCAACGAAGCGCAAGCACGACCTGGATAACGCCCTGGCGTCGATAAAGAGCGGATTGGACGGCGTGGCGCTGGCCCTGGGCTGCGACGACTCACGCTGGCGGCTGCAGCTGGAGATGGCCGACCGCATCGGCGGCATGGTGATCCTGGAAGTCACCCAGTGGGCGGTGCTGCCATGAAGTGGGCACCCGTGGCCCGCCAGCAGCCCATGCCGGCCCTGCCCGTGTTCGACCCAGCCTGGAAGACCCCATGCCTGTCCTGCGCCCACCTGAAGCTGGCCGACCCGCAGATGCGCTGCCGGCTCGGTCCCAAGGTCCACGCAGGCGCGCACTACGACTTCGCCTGGTGCATCGACGTGCGCAGCGACGACGGCGCCTGCGGCCCGGACGCGACGGCTTTTGTTCCGAAGGAGACCACGCCATGAAGCGCACCACGCCGATGAAGCGGACCCCGTTCGCGCCCAAGCTGGCCACGCGCCGCACGGACAAGCAGGTGGACTACGAGCCCCGGCCGCGCTCCAGCACCAGCCTGCGCGCCGTGGTTGCGGACAAGCACAAGCCCGTGGTCAGCCTGCCGAAGTTCGCCTACGTGCGCGACATCCGGCTGCGGCTGATGTGCCGGCAGATGCCGTGCCAGCACTGCGGCGCCTCGGGTCCGTGGGCCGGCGTGACCTGGGCGCACAGCAACCAGGCCGTGCACGGCAAGGGCGGGGCAGTGAAAGCCTCGGACATCTTCGTGGCTGCGCTGTGCTCGGTTTGCCACCGCGAGCTGGACCAGGGCAAGACGATGAACGCGGCCCAGCGCGTGCTGATGTGGACCGTGGCCCACGAGCGCACCGTGCGCCGCGCGCTGCAGGCCGGCACGTGGCCCAGCGGCGTCGCGCTGCCCGACTGGGCGCAGGCCGAGCAGCAACCGATGACGGACGCGCAAGACATGGCTCACCTGGGCGTGCTGCGCAGCGATGGCGGGTGGATGTCCGCGCGCGAGGTGGCCACCCGCAGCGGGGCGGCGTGGCATGTGGTGAGCTTCGCCCTGCGGCGGCTGACAGAGGCGGGATTGGTGGAGGAGGATGTGGTGGACCAGGCCGGGCGGGCGCGCAGCGTGGAACACCAGCGGGTGTACCGTGCGCGGCCTCACAAGGGATGGGTCCGGCGCGTCGAGACGACGCTGCCTGGCTGGCTGGCTCCGCAAGCCGTCATCCCGACGGGCGTGAGCAGGATGGTGATGGGGTCCGCTGGGATGCAGCGGTGGAGCGGCGCCGAGCGTCAGTCGCGCGGTGCGCCCGGTGGCCCGCTGAACGGCGCGGCGAGCACGAAGGACTCGGCCGACTTCGAGACGGCTGAAGAGTCATCCGACGGCGGGTAGGACCGCACACCCAGCGTGATCGCGGCGCAGGCCAGCTCGACCGCCTTGGGCACGGGCTGCTCGCCGCGGGTCCACAGGTAGAACGCGTTGCGCGACACCCCGAGCATCTGCGCCGCCTTGACGACGGACAGGCCCTGGTGCTCGCGCCACTGCTGGAGTTGTTCGCCGGTCATGATGGCCGCGAGTGTATCGCCAGGGTACGCCCGGCTATTGCGCGCCCTGGTCAGCATGTCCGCACCCCGAACCACGCCGCACTGAGCGGGTCGCATGCCCGCCAGGCCATGGCCGCCGCCACCAGCCGCTGGCCGATGCCGGGCTTAGCCGGCCGCGCCAGGATGCGTTCGATGGTCGGCACGTCCACACCGGCGCCGCGCAGCTGCTCGCACAGCGCCAGGGCCGGCGTGCTGTCCCGATGGCCGCGCAGGTAGGCGAGGGGGTTGCGCCGGCGCATGTACACCTCGCCGATGACCTGGCCGTCGCGCAGCACGCGCACCCGGTCCATGCCGCCGCGCTTGGCTGAGGTGTTGAAGACCTCAAGGTGGGAGATTTTCATGATGGGCTCCAGGTGGTCACACTGATCAGCACCCAGGCGGGCGCTGAGCGCTGCGATCAGCGGTGGATCTCGGTGGGCAGCGCAAGCGCATTGCCCCGGCCGTCGGTCCAGTCGACGGAATTGACCGAACCGGCGTGCATGACGCACGGCGCGTCAAGCGGGCCGCCGGTGTCGAAGTAGCGCAGCGCGTCCGGCAGCTGGTGGCGAAGGTGCAGGATCAGCGCGCAGTCCGTCGAGCGCCGGCCCCCCGTGGTCAGGCCCAGGGCGTGGGTGGTGCAGTCGCGGCTCACGTCAGCTGCCCCGACCACACCAGCCAGCAAAAGCAAAGGGCCGCGAAAGCGACCCCGAGCAGCACGATGCGGTCTTCGCGGTCCATCTTCATGGCTTGAACCCCCAGACAACCAGGACGAACACGGCACCAGAGACCAGGGCCGGTGAGTAGAGGCCGGCCCAGACCTTGACAGCCTCCCAGCCGGTGACGGGCTCACCGTCCTCGAATCCCAGGTCCGTGCACGCTTCGGCGGGCGCCGTCGGCTGGGAATACGACGCAACGTCGTCCATGCCCTCGACCTGATCCCGGGTCAGCACAACCTTCCGCTTGCGCCAGCAGGCGTCCTCGATCTCGCACCCAGCCACCAAGCCGGCGCCGGGCTCGTCGGTGTAGGGCCACGCGCTCATGACTTGGTCTCCGACTTAACGTAGTGGACCAAGCACAGAAGCAAGATGGCCCACCATGGGTAATCGTTGATGACCAGCACGACTGCGCCAGCGATGCAAGCGATGTTGTGGATGACAGCGAAGGCGTACTGATTCACGACGCACCCCCAGTCGCCTTGACCAACACCGCGCGCATGCGCTCGGCGTCGGCGGGGGTGAGTTGGTCCCAGAAGCGGACGGCGAACGTCAGGGCGTCCAGCAGCTCGGGCGCCGTCGCGTAAAGCGTGGCGTTGGCCAACTGCTCGCCACCGTTGTAGTTGCTGAGCACTGCCAGCGCGATGCCGTTGGGCGCGCGGACTGAGTGCTGGCAGTAGCCCTCAAGGTCGACCTCACGAGTGACGCGTAACGGGCCGGCTGTGAAAGGCGCGAGGGGTCTGGGCGCGCTCATGACGCACTCCTGAAGCCAGCCGCTTCGCTGGGCATCGCAGCCCTCGCGAGGTACCGGTAGCCGCCGTACTGGTTGTCTCGCCGATCAGCCGACCGACGAGCACCGTTGAGGGTCTTGCATCGCGCCACGACGGCGCCGGTGCGGCGGTCGATGACGACATAGCCGAAAGTGTTCATCTCGCTCTCCTATGGGGACCACACTCGCAAGCGCCCCGTGAGGCGCAAGCGGCTGGGGTCAAGCCGCGAGCTGTTGGGCCAGCTGCACCGACCAGTTGTTGCGGTAGGCCTGCCAGGCGCCGGTGCTCGGTGCCCAGCGGAAGCCGTGGACTTCAGCTTCTCGCGCACCTCAGCCGCGGGCTTGTCGGGGAAGAACAGGCGCACGCGGTTGGCGGGCGGGTCGTCTTCCAGGCGGATGCCGGACTCGCCGACCTTCTCCTGGACCGGCTGCGCCTTCGTGCGCTGCAGCTGCTCCAGGCGCTGCTTGAGCCGGCGCAGGTTCGCGCCGTTGTTTGTCAGTCGGTAGCTCGGGAAGCCGTCGCCGCCATGCCGGCCCGGCTTGATCAGGTCCGCCGCCGCCTCCTCGGTGAAGCCCAGCTCCATCAGCGCGGCGATCTGGTGATCTCGGCCCGCCTTGAAGTTCGACCGGATGGCGCTGTTGGCCGCCTTCATGCGGATCTGCACGCGCTCAAGCTGGGCGATCTCGACTTCCAGCCGTTCGATGGCGTTGGCGTCGCCGGCCATGATCGGCCGCAGATCCGGGCGCAGCACCCGCTTGGCCGCCCGCAGCGCGCGGTCCCGGAAGTCGTCCAGGTCTTCCATACGCCGGTGGGCGACTTCGTTGCGCTTGCGCATCCGCTCGACGGGGAACCGAGCCGGGCCGGTGATCATGGACGACATGCACCGGCTGTAGCTCTGCAGCAGGGCGCGAGCCCGGGCGCTGTAGCCGCCGACGTAGCGCGCGATCTCGCCCTCGACCAAATCCTCGGTGCCGCCCCGCTTGGCGTGCTCGCGCAGCTCAGCGATGTCGGCCTCGACCTGGGCGCCATGCCCGGCCGCGAAGCTCTGGCCGCGCCGCTCAGGTGAGAAGCTGGTGCCGGCGAACGCGCTGTTCAGCAGGCTGGTTGGAAAGGTCAGCATTGGGCTCTCCTGTGTGGTTGATCGCACTGACCTGGGCCGAACCCAGGTCGCTGAGATCAGGCTGTGGCCGTGGCGAACTTCGCTAGGTTTGTGGCAATGGCCGCATCCAGCTGCTTGATCAGCTCGCGGTCGTCGGTCTCCAAGCTGAAGCCGAACGAGTAGCCGACGAAGTTGCCGAAGAACTGCACGGCGTCCGGCGCATCTGGGTGGATCGGTGGCCCGTCGTGGTAGACCGTCCTGCCGTGCTTTGCGTCGTAGCGCCCACCCGAGCACTTCAACGCCGGGCAGCGGTAGGGCTTGCGGTCGGGGTGAGGCTCAAACCTCGGGTCGCCGTCGTAGTTCAGGCTAGGGTCGAGTTCCCAGCGGGACAGCGCGTCAAGCAGGCCGGCAATCGTGTTCGCCTCAGGCCAGCCCGGAATCGTCGTCTTGTGGCCGATGTGGGTGATGTTCAGCATCGTGGTCTCCTCGGGTTGATCACATCTGCCGGCTCTTCGTGATCGGCGCTGCAGTTCGCTTCACACCACCTGAGCGGGTGAGGTTTGCGGCAGATGTGATGACCCTGGATCGCGTCCCAAGGTCGGGACTGGCTGTTTGCAGGCTTGCCACCTTCCACCCCTCGCACTCGCCAGGGTCTGGGCTGCCCTGGGTCTAAGCGGTTACCGGACTGTCACTCCGATGTGGTGAACTGTACCCTGGGAGTACAGAAACGCCAAACAGGGGATCAGATATACCCGACTAATCAGAAGGGCCATTCACCATGACAGCGTGCCGCGCGCACCACCGCAAGGGGCTGGTTCGCACGTTGGCGCAGACCCCGCGCGACCATCCCCCCGAACCCTGCGCCGCGCCTCAATGGCGCCCATGACCAAGAAGCCCACTCCCAAGGCTTCCGCGTCCCCGGCTGAGGTGCCGACAAGGCCTCGCAAGACGACAGGGAAACGGAAGACCACTGCTGCCCCGCCTGCGAAGAGCACGGCAAAGAGCCAACCGGCGCCCGCGAAGAGCCCCAAGGTGCCGGCGAAGCGTGTGGCTGCCCCGACGAAGCCTGTGAAGGCTCCGCGCCTGCCCACAGAACCGAACGAGCCCTTCATGCCGCCTGCGCCCGCAGCGAAGAAAGCGGCGAAGGTTCTATCGCTCGTGCCAAAGGCGGCAGCCAAGTCGCCACCGAAGAGCGCCGCACCCCAGGCGCCGAGCAACGCGCTATCCCAGGCGATCAACGACGCCATCAAGCCCGAGACGCACACGCCAGGCACGCCACTGCCGCGCAGGAAGTCGGGCCCCCCGCCGACTTACAGCAAGCCAGTGGCTGACGAGATCCTGGAGCGCATTGCGAATGGCGAGCTGCTGAACCGCATTTGCGAGGAGGACGGGATGCCTCCGGCTTCGACGTTTCGGCGCTGGGTGTTGGACGATGTCGACGGGCTGGCGGCTCTGTACGCGCGCGCCCGCGAACTCGGCTGGCACTGGCACGGCGAAGAGATCGTCGAGCTGTCCAACCGCTGCCGCGTCGGCGCCAAGATCAAGACCAGCGCCGACGGCGTCGAGGTCCAGACTGCCGACATGGTCGACCGCACGCGGCTGCAGATCGATGCCCGCAAGTGGGTGCTGTCGAAGATGCTGCCCAAGGTCTACGGCGAGAAGCTGGAAGTTGGCGGCAACCTGCAGCTTACGCTGGCCCAACGCCTCAAGGCCATGAGCGAGACCGACCACGGTCAGCACGCGGCCATGCCGGAAAGTCCGACGTGAACCAGGCCGAGAAGGCGGCTGCTGAGCTTGAGGCGCACATCCGCCCGTTCCGCGACGACTTCCTGCACTATGCGCCGCGGGCGCTGAAGATCAAGCAGAAGGACGGGCAGATCAAGCCGTTCCTGCTGAACGCGGCCCAGGTCTACATCCACCATCGGCTGGAAGACCAGCTGCGCCGCACTGGCAAGGTCCGTGCGAATTTGTTGAAGGGCCGACAACAAGGGGCATCGACGCTCGTTCAGGGCCGCTTCTACTGGAAGACCTCGCTGCGGCCCGGCCTGCTGGCGCTGATCCTGACCCACCTGGGCGACTCGACGGACGCGCTCTTCGGCATGACGAAGCGCTACCACGACCTGTGCCCCGAGGAACTGCGCCCCGCCACTGCCGCGTCAAACGACAACGAACTGAGCTTCGCCGAGCTGGACGGCGGCTACGTGGTGGCCACCGCTGGCAACCGCAAGGGCGTTGGCCGCGGGCGCACGTTCCAGCTGTTCCATGGTTCCGAGGTTGCCTTCTGGGAGAAGGCCGAGGACATCATGGCCGGCCTGGGCCAGACGGTGCCCGACGTGCTTGGCAGCGAGATCATCAAGGAATCGACCGCCAACGGCGTGGGCAACGCCTTCCACCAGGACTGGCAGGCCGGCGAGCGCGGCGACGGCGAGTACGAGAACATTTTCGTGCCGTGGTACTGGCAGCCCGAGTACCGCAAGCCGGTCTATCCGGGCTTCCAGATGGGCCCGGTCGAGCTGGACTACTTCCAGCGCTACGAAGCCCGCGGCATGTCGCTGGAGAACATGGTCTGGCGTCGTTCGAAGCTGGTGACGGACTTCAAGGGCGATGTCAGCACCTTTGACCAGGAATACCCGGCCGAACCTGTGCTGGCGTTCACGAAGGTCTCGGGCGACCCACTGATCACCGCCGACCTCGTCAGCCGGGCGATGAAGCTCGGGCTGAACGTCGAGGCGCGCGGGCCCAAGATCATTGGCGTCGACCCGGCCGAATACGGCGACGATGACACGGCCATCGTGCTGCGCCAGGGCCGCCGCGCCTATGGCCTCGGGCCCAGCGAGAAGGTGCTGCGCCTGTCGAAGTACGGCCCGATGGACGTTGTCGGCAAAGTCGCCGTGCTGGCCGACAAGATCAAGCCCGACGCGATCAACGTCGACGCCACCGGCATCGGCAGCGGCATCGCCGACCGGCTGCGCGAGTTGGGCTACCCCGTGAACCGCATCATGTTCGGCGGCAAGCCGGCGCGAGACGAGCTGTACGTGCTCAAGCGCGACGAAATCTGGGGCGACATGAAGGCCTGGCTTGAGGACGAGCCCTGCCAGCTGCCGGTAGACGACGCCCTGGCCAGCGACCTCTGCGCACCGCAGTACAGCTACGACAGCTCCCGCCGCCTGCGCCTGGAGTCCAAAGAGTCGATGCGCAAGCGTGGCGTGCGCAGCCCCGACAGTGGCGACGCGCTCGCCCTGACCTTCGCCACACCCTTCGCCAGCTATGCCGGCGCCCAGTCTGATGCGAGCGCATTCCGCGCCGCGCGGATGAGCAGGCCGGTTCGATAGGAGCGCGAGCATGACCCACCCATCCGGCATGCACGATCTGCGCGCCAGCATGGCCGCAGCCAAGTCGGATAAGGCCGTGCGCTGCATCCTGTCCTTCGCGACCAACCGCCTGGAGTCCGTGCGCGGCATCTGCTGGCCGGCGCTGGAGGAGTCGTTGAGCAAGGAGGTGCAGGACTTGCAGGCGCTGGCGCGCGGGAAGGGCTTTGACCTGACCAAGCAGCCCCCTTGACGCCACCCCGCGCCAGACTGGCCGCGAGCCTGGATAGTTTCAGCTCGGTGCTGCGCCACTGATGGCACGTCAGGCAGCCCCGAGGCCCTGGACGCTCAAGGGATTGTGAAGGCCGGCGGCGGGTCGACGAACGTGCAAGCCGCGACAGCTCGGAAAGACGGGCACCCCTGACCATCCCCCCGCCAGCTGACCCCCGGCATCGTCGCGCCCATTCTGAAGGGCAGGGGCCTCATGGGCATGGAGATCAACGACGCGCTGTCGCAGCACACCCAGACGGGGCAGATGCCTACCACCGTCGGGCAGCTGAGCCCGGACAACTTCATGAAGTTCGTCGACGAGACGCGCAACCAGCCCGCGTTCCGCTCGTCCATGGACAAGGCCGCCGACTACTACGACGGCAACCAGCTCACGGCCGAGACGCTGAAGCTGCTGGACCAGATGGGGTTCTCGCAGCTGATGACCAACCTCATCAAGCCGGCCATTGACGCCGTGCTGGGCATCGAGGCCAAGACCCGCACCGATGCGCGCGTGGTGGCCGACGACGAACAGCACATGGACGTGGCCGAGGCCCTGAGCGCCAAGCTGGCCGAAGCCGAGCGTGAGAGCCGCGCTGACTGGGCCTGCTCCGACGCCTACGCCGGCCAGTGCAAGGCTGGGCTGGGCTGGGTGCACGTCGCGCGCAACAGCGATCCCTTCCTCTACAAGTACCGCGCCGAAAGCGTCCACCGCCGCGAGATGTTCTGGGACTGGAGCTGCCCCGTCAGCGACCCGGCCCTGCGCACGGCGCGCTACGTGATCCGCCAGAAGTGGTTCCCGGTGGACCTCGTCACCGCCGCGATGCCGCAGCATGCGCCGCTGATCAACGCCTCGGCCAGCGGCTGGCAGCCAGACTGGATGCAGCGGGCTCGTGAGAACACCACGCTGATGAACGCCTTCGACCAGGAGTCTCGCATCAGCGTGTCGGCTTGGGACTGGCGCAACATCGACAACCGCCGCGTGTGCCTGCAGGAATGCTGGTACGCGACCCACGTTCGCGGGCTGGTGCTCTACCTGGGTGACCGCGTGGTGGAGTTCGACAAGAACAACCGCCTGCACCAGGCCGCCGTGCAGTCCGGGCAGTTCACACCGCAGCCGGCCGTCTACCGCAAGCTGCGCTGCTCCATCTGGTTCGGCCCGCACCTGCTGCAGGACTACGACCCGGGCAACAACGAGTTGCCCTACGTGCCGTTCTGGGGCTTCCGCGAGGACCTGACCGGCGTTCCCTACGGCCTGATCCGCTCCATGATCCCGCTGCAGGACGAGGTCAACGCACGTCGGCGCAAGCTGATGTGGCTGCTGTCGTCCAAGCGCGTGCAGATCGACAGCGACGCGCTGGACATGCGCTACAACGACTTCTCGCAGCTGGTCGACGAGATCAGCCGGCCGGACTCGCTGACGATCCTGAACCCCGGGCGGACCAACGCGCAGGCCATGAAGGTCGAGAGCGACCTCGGCCTGAGCCAGCAGCAGTTCGAAGTGCTCAACGAGGCCAAGCAAGGCATCCAGGACGCGGCCGGCATCTTCAACGCCGTGATGGGCAAGCAGGACACCGGCGTGACGGCGGGCATCGCCATCAACTCGTTGGTCGAGCAGTCGAGCAACACCCTCGGCGAGCTGAACGACAACTTCAAGTTCGCCCGCCAGGAGGTGATGGCCAGGCTGCTGACCATGATCCGGCAGGACTTGAGCGGCCGGCCGGTGGACGTGACCGCCGGCCCGAAGGACGCACGCCGCAAGGTGATCTCGCTGAACAAGCCCGCGGTCGACGAGATCACGGGCATCCAGTACTTCGAGAACGACGTGGACAAGGCGGCGGTGAAGGTCGCTCTGGAAGAGATCCCGAGCACGCCGGCCTACCGCCAGCAGCAGCAGATGATGATGGGCGAGGTGCTGAAGTCGCTGCCGCCGCAGGCCCAGGCCGTGCTGATGCCGTTCTTCATCGAGGGCACGGACTTGCCGAAGCGCCACCAGATGGCCGACTTGGTCCGCAAGACCATGGGCCTGCCCACCGACGGCGAGACAGACCCGCAAGTCGCGCAGCTCCAGCAGCAGATGCAGGCCCTGCAGCAGCAGTCCGAGCAGATGGCCCAGCAGTACGAACAGGCCGTGCAGGAGAAGAGCGCCGAGGCCGCGCAGCTGCAGCAGCAGGTCCAGAGCCTGCAGCTTGAACTCAAGAACAAGGCCGGCGAGATCGCTGTGCGCCAGCAGGAGCTGCAGCTCAAGGCCGCCGAGACCTCCGCCGCCGCGCAGCAGCGCCAGCAGGAAGTGCAGACCAAGCAGAGCGAGCAGCAGGTTCAGGCCGCGCAGATCGACCTCAAGCGCCAGGAACTCGCGCTCCAGGCTGCGAAGAACGCCGCCGACCACGAGCACCGCCAGGCCGAGCTGGAGCACAAGCAGCTCAGCGCGGCGCAGTCGCACGGCCTCGCCCAGCAGCAGCCCACACCCGAAGACGAGATGGAGCACGAGCAGCAGCTCCAGGGCATCAAGACCGCAGGCGCCGTCACGCAGGCCATCGAGGTCGCCAAGATCAAGGCCGAGTCCGCCATCGCGGTGGCCGAGCTGCGCGCGACCGGTGCGCCATCCACCCTCACGCCTGAGCAGTCCGAAGCCGCCGAAGAGGCCGTCGAGAACGCCGGCAGCGACCCGCTGGAGCCCGCACCCGAGCAGGCGAAGCAGGGCGGCAGCTTCCAGAAATCGGAAAGTTACCAATGACCATCGAACAGGCCTTCATCGCGTTGATCTCGGCCTGCTGCGGCGTCCTGGGCTGGTTCGCCCGCGAGCTGTACGCCGCCATGCAGAAGCTGCGCCAAGACCTGAGCGCGCTGGAGGTCCGCCTCGGCACCGACTATGTCCGCTACGACCGGCTCAAAGACATGCTCAGCCCGATCAAGGAAGGCATTGACGAGATCAAGGCAGCGATGACTCACAAGGCGGACAAGCCATGAACCTGTCACCACACTTCACGCTCGACGAGCTGGTCGTCACGCAGCACCGCGGCATCGACAACGATCCGCCGCTGGAGATCGTCGCGAACCTCAAGCGCACGGCCCTGTTGCTGGAAGCCGTGCGCATGCGTCTCGGCGTGCCGGTCATCGTCTCCAGCGGCTACCGCTGCCCGGAGCTGAACAAGGCTGTCGGCGGCCAGCCCACCAGCCAGCACATGACCGGCCAGGCGGCGGACTTCATCGCCCCGGCGTTCGGCAACCCCGTGACCGTGGCCAGTGCCTTGCACGAATGCAGGGACGTGCTCTACGACCAACTCATCATCGAGTTCGGCCGCTGGGTGCACATCAGCTGGTCCGACAACCCGCGTCGCCAGGCGCTGACCATTGACGCATCCGGCACGCGGCCGATGTGGACGAGCCCTTGACCAGGAGACGACGACCATGGCACTTGACTGGAAAGACCTCGCCTCCATCATCGGCAAGTCCGCCCCCCTGCTCGGCACCCTGATCGCCGGGCCTGCGGGCGGCGCCATCGGTGGCCTTGTCGCCAGCGCCCTGGGCACACAGGCCACGCCCGACGCCGTGCAGCAGGCACTGCAGACCAACCCCGACGCCGCGGTCAAGCTCCAGCAGATCGAAGCCGACCGCCAGACCAAGCTGCAGGAGCTGACCACCGAGCAGGCCAAGGCCGAGATCGCCGCCGCGCAGCAAGCCGTGACCGACATCAACGCGACGATGCGCGTGGAGGCCGCGGCCGAGCACTGGCCGACGTACAGCTGGAGGCCCGCCATCGGCTTCGCCGTCGCGCTCGGCGTGCTGCTGTCCGTGCTCACGGTCTTCCTGGCCTACGGCGCCGCGATCATCTACGGCCGCAGCGATGGCCTGGCCCAGCTGCCCGGCATCCTCGCCGCCGTGGCCGGGATCATCGGCGTCGTCAGCCCGATCCTCGGCATCGCGTCGTTCTTCCGTGGCCGCATGCAGGCAGACCCGAGCGTGCCCACCGTCAATCGCGGCTGACCATCCCCATCGCGGCAGGCCCTGCCCACACTGGGCCGCCTTGCAACCCACACACAGGACTGCTGCGATGAAGACCTCGCTCGACCTCGACGACATCAACCGCGCGATCAAGAGCGCGGCCTATCACCAGTTCCCCGGCACCACGCTGACCGTCTGCTGCCTCACGCTGCAGGACGGCTTCAACGTCGTCGGCCAGAGCGCGTGCATCGACCCTGCCGCCTTCGACGAAGCCTTCGGCCGCAAGATCGCGCACGACGACGCCGTGAACAAGGTCTGGCAGCTCGAAGGCTACCTGCTGAACTACAAGCTCAAGCGCGGCATCGAGGTCGCCGACGAGCCCGCCAACGAAGAGCCGCCCGAGCCGATGGCCGGCCTGCACTTCGACCAGGTGCTGGCCGCGTCGACCGCGCCGGTACCGCAGGCGTCCGCCGAATCCGTGCTGGCCCCTGTGGCTGCGCCGGAAGCCGCCCCCCTCGCATCGCTCACCTCCGACGACATCGCATCGCTGTCCCAGGCCAGCCTGCCGCCCGTGGCGCCGGAAGCTGCGCAGCCCGCCCAGGCCGACGCCGTCCCGCCGCTCGCCCCGAGCGCCTGAGCACAGCCACCAGACCAGTAGGAGCCCCGCATGAGCGCCGTCACCTTCAAGAACGCCACCACGGCCCAGCTCGCGACGCTGCCGTTTCAGGGTGAGGGCGTCGTCCTCAACGTCACCGACGCGTCGGGCGGCCACCAGCTGGCCATGTGGAACGGGTCGCAGTACTCATCCTCGGTGTCAGGGGGCGGGAATTTCGACGCCACGGACTCGGGAACCAATTGGGCTAGCGCGCCAGCCGCCCTAGCCATCCAGGCCGTACTGACCGCCGGCACGACGACGACTGTATTGCTTGAAGTCATGGACAAGGCTGCTACCGTCACGACGGCCGCCACGATCACCGCCGACACGATCAGCCAGGTGCTCAACA